TAGTAATACGGGGATAGAAAAAGGACAGCAGGTTACGGGTACTGGTATTGGGACTAACGCAACTGTGCGTAGTATTAACGGGACTACGATTACTTTGACAGTTGCTAACAGTGGTACTGTATCTGGAACAATGATATTCCAAGGTGACTTTAAATATCTTTTAAACAAAGATGTTAATTTTATGCGTGAGGCGTATCCTTTAACTGCTCAAACATCTGAGCCAGTTCACTACGCCATCTTTGGCCCACAGTCTACAAACGTTAATGAGTTGTCATTCATTATGGGGCCAACGCCTAATGCTAACTATAACGCTGAGTTGCATTACTACTACTATCCAGAATCTATTTGCACTACTAGCACTACATGGTTAGGTGATAACTTTGATTCTGCATTGCTTTATGGAACACTTTCTGAAGCTGGCGTTTACATGAAGAGTGCTCCTGATGATGGTATGTATAAGATGTACCAAGAACGGTACGTTCAGGCTATTGCACTTCTTAAGAACTTGGGTGATGGTAAACAACGTATGGATGCTTATCGAGATGGTCAGGTACGAGTGGCGGTCTCATGAGCAATATTCTCCAAACTCAGACTACTAGCTTTAAAAAAGAGCTATATACAGGCGTTCATAACTTATCTACCAATACGTTAAAGATTGCTTTGTATACGGCTAATGCTGATTTAAACGAATCAACCACTGTTTACACGACCACCGCAGAGGTGACGGGCACAGGATACGTTGCAGGCGGTGTGGCCTTGACTGGCGTAACCATTAACTCATCTGGGTTTACAGCTTACGTAGACTTTTCTGATGTAGTGTTTAACGCATCTGTTACGGCACGTTGTGCTTTGATCTACAACGTTACTCAGGGTAATAAATCTATTGCTGTGTTGGACTTTGGGTCTGACAAAACATCTACCAATTTCACCATCACAATGCCTGCTAACACAGCGTCAGCAGCATTGATTCGTTCTTCCAATTAAGGAGTTTCCTATGACCATGGACAAAATTACCGCTACAGATAAAGTGGAAGCGGTTACTAAATACAACACAATGCCTGAAGATACGATGGGTATTGGTGGCCATTACACGGCTATTTGCTATAGCGCAGATGGTTTTGTTAAGTGGGTAGATGAAATTGACAACATTGTCACAACTGTTGGCCGCAACTTCACTTTAGATACAGCCTTTGGAAATTCCGCTGGCGGCGCAGTTGTGATGGGTTTAAAAGGTACTGGTACAGCAGTAGCTGCTGACACCCAAGCATCTCATGCAAGTTGGTTAGAAGTTGGTTTAGCTAACGCCCCTACGTATTCAGGAAATCGTCCTACGCCATCGTTTAGTGCGGCTTCAGCGGGTAGCAAGGCAACGTCCTCTGCCGTGTCATTCTCTATGACAAGCACAGGTACTGTAGCCGGTTGCTTTATTAACATTGGCGGTAGCGCAACTAAAGACAATACAACAGGAACGTTGTTTTCTGCTGGTGATTTTTCTAGTTCTAAGTCTGTTGTGTCAGGCGATACCATTGCGGTAACTTACACTGCCACATTAACAGCGACCTAAGATGGCAACTGGATGGGGTGATCTTGCATGGGGTGATGGCTACTGGGGTGGCGCGGATGTCTACGCCGTTGATGTAACCGAATCCATGTCAGTCACCGCATCCGAGGCGGCAACAGCTAACTTTGGCGTTTCCATTACTGAGTCTGCGGCATATACAGAAGCTCAATCAGTATTGGCGACCTTTGCGGTGGCTAGAACAGAATCTGCGGCATACACAGAAGTTCAAATAGTAGCTGCAACGTTTGCTCAAAGTGTTACTGAAAGTGCATCCATTTCAGATACCAATGCGGCGGCAACAGCTTACACAGCCAGCGTATCGGATTCTGCGGCCATCAGTTCTGCTGAGTCAGCTACGGCAAACTTCCCTGTATCTGTTACAGAAAATGCCAACATTGCAACTGTAGAACAAGCTGTAGCTACGTTTTTAGGTAGTGTTACTGAATCTATTTCTGTAGCAGAAGTGGCTTTGGCTACGTTGATTATGACCATTAATGAGTCTATGTCAGCGTTGGACAGCACCACGGTTGGTACGTTTTATACTGAGTTTCTTAATGAGTCTGTATCTATTGTAGATACGCCAACTGCAATCACTGGTTATGGTGTAAACAGAACTGAGACAATGGCAATTACTGACACAAACAGTGGACGCAATTTGTGGGAAGTAATAGATGACACAGAGACTGCAAACTGGCAAAATATCAGTAATCCACAAACACCGGGCTGGGCTGATATAAGCAATACAGAAACTCCCGGTTGGACACAAATTTCTACACAGTAGGAGCAATAAATGGCAAATACATCCCTAATCGGTCTAACCCTTCCAGCCACAGGCACACTGTCTGGGCAGTGGGGAGACACAGTTAATAACGCCATCTCGCAGATCATTGACGTTGCGGTAGCTGGTACGCAGACAATCTCCACTGATGCAGACATTACGCTGACCCTAACTACGGGTACATACGCAAGTACAGGTTTGACTGGTAATAGCTCACAGTACGCAGTGATCTTATGGACGGCTGGCGGTACAGCTACAAGAACTATTACAGTCCCTGCACAGTCTAAGACTTACGTTGTTATCAATAAAACGTCTAGCACTCAGTCAATTACCATTCAAGGTACGACTGGAACAGGCGTTACTGTGGCGGCTGGTACACGGGCTATTGTGGCTTGGGACGGTGTTAACTTTGTAAACGTAGGCGGCGGATCGGCTGGCGGCTCTACAACTCAAGTCCAGTACAACAGCAGTGGTTCATTTGCTGGTTCTGCAAACATGACGTTTGACGGCACTAAGTTGACTGTTGGTAACATTCTGGATTCCGGCTTGACAGCAAGCAAGCCTGTATTCACAGACGCTAGTAAGAACTTGGTATCTACTGGAACTCTTGGTGTGGATCAAGGCGGTACAGGGCTTTCTACAACTACAGCTTATAGTGTGGTGTTTACTGGTACTACAGCTACAGGTAACTTCCAAGCTACGGCTGGCCCCGGTACATCAGGGTATATTTTGACAAGTAATGGCGCAGGAGCGTTACCAACTTTTCAAGCCCCAGCAGCTTCTGGCGCTACCAAGGGTCAGGCAATCGCATTCTCAATGATCTTCGGTCTGTAAGGAACCATCATGGCAAATCCAAATATTGTTAACGTTACGACCATCACTGGTAACACAACGTATTTAACACCCGGCAACACAACAGCTAACACCTTGCTGTCTAACGCCGCATCTTCTGGCTTGGTCTACAAGATTAACCAGATCGTGTGTGCTAATGTGAACGGCTCAAGTGCAGTAAATGCAACGGTGGCAATTAACAGTTTAGCTGCCGGCGCAGGTACAAACTACCCAATTATTTCTACGATCTCAGTGCCAGCTAGTGCATCTGTGATTGCTGTAGATAAGACCACGGCGGTTTACCTGATGGAGAACTCATCCATTGTGGTGACATCGGGCACAGCAAGCGGTATCACTTACACGATCAGCTACGAATCTATCCAAAGCTGATAGGGGAACAGTATGTCTATAAGACAAATGTTTCCGGGGAGTATTGTTAAGCCGGGGTTTAATCCTCTGGGGGCGCAGACTGCTTCAACTTTATTAAGTTTATTCAGTTGGGGATATAACAATCATGGACAACTTGGTATAAATAGTTTAACAACTTATAGTTCGCCTCAGCAAGTTGGCGCTTTAACTGATTGGCTTACTGTTGCTTGTGGCTATTACCATAATGTTGCTACAAAAAATGACGGAACATTATGGACTTGGGGTTGGAATAGCACTGGACAACTTGGACTTGGTAATACAACACAGTATTTATCTCCAAAACAAGTGGGCGCACTAACTTCTTGGTCTACAGTTTCGGCTGGAGGGGGTACTACTGCCGCAATTAAAACAGATGGAACCCTATGGACTTGGGGATATAACAACTCTGGTCAACTTGGTTTAGGTAATACTGCAAGCCGTTCGTCTCCAAATCAAGTTGGTGCATTAACAAATTGGTCATCTATTGCTGTTTTAGTCCGTTCAACTTTAGCAGTTAAAACAGATGGCACTTTATGGTCTTGGGGTCAAGGTTCTTTTGGGAATTTAGGTCTTGGTAACACCACAAATTATTCCAGTCCTAAACAAGTAGGTGCATTGACCGCATGGTTAAAAGTTGCTGGTGGTTTTTACTCTTCTATTGCAATTAAAACAGACGGAACTCTTTGGTCTTGGGGATATAACTTTCGAGGTCAATTGGGTTTAGGGGACACAACTAACCGTTCTAGCCCCGTGCAAGTAGGTATACTTACTAATTGGTTAAGCGCAACTTGTGGTTATGTTAATAGCGTTGCCGTTAAGACTGACGGTACTTTGTGGACTTGGGGGGGTGGTAATCAAGGCGGGTTGGGTCTTGGTAATACAACTAATTATTCTTCGCCCAAACAAGTAGGTGCACTGACCAATTGGTTAAATGTTTCTGCTGGAAACTATTTTTGTGGCGCAGTAAAAACAAATGGAACAGCTTGGACTTGGGGAGCTAACGGATTTGGTGAACTTGGTTTAGGGGACACAACTGCCCGTTCTAGCCCTACGCAAATTGGATCGTTAACAACTTGGTCTAAACTTACATGCAGTATTGGACACTACAGTTTAGGTCTATAAAATCATGGCAACACAAACAATAGTTTCAGGCGTTCAATACTCAGGCATCTGGACAATGCAACAGGTGAATGCCGCTATTGCGGCTAATACTTGGCCTAGCCCGCCGGGGCCAGCTTTGTATACATGGGGCGCTAACTATGGTGCACAACTTGGTTTAGGCAACACAACAGCATATTCTTCACCAAAACAAGTTGGTTCTTTAATTACATGGGCTAGTGTTTCTGGTGGTGCAACTTTTACTTTTGCAATCAAATTAGACGGTACTTTGTGGTCATGGGGTCGCAATGGTGCTGGGCAATTAGGTTTAGGTAATGTTACTTACTACTCATCTCCAAAACAAGTTGGTGCTTTAACAAATTGGTTAAAAGTTTCAGCAGGGTCGTATTCTTGTGCCGCTATTAAAACCGATGGAACTATATGGTCGTGGGGGAATGGTCAAAACGGTAAATTGGGTCTTGGAAACACCACCTATTATTCTTCCCCAAAACAAATTGGATCATTAACTAATTGGGCAAATGTTGCCGTTGGTGATGAACATGTTATAGCATTAAAAACTGACGGAACACTTTGGTCTTGGGGTAGCGGATCAAGTGGTCGTTTAGGGTTAAATGATTTAACAAATCGTTCATCCCCTGTCCAAATTGGCGCTCTTACATCATGGGTAAATTTAGAAGCTGGGTTTGCCAACTCGCAAGCAATCCAATCTAATGGAACATTGTGGTCATGGGGATTGGGTAGTTTTGGTGGATCTGGTCTAGGTAATACTACTACTTACTCATCTCCTAAACAAATTGGAGCATTAACAACATGGTTAAAAGTGTCTACTGGTTATCAATTTACTTTAGCTATTAAAACAGATGGCACTTTGTGGTCTTGGGGTAAATGCAACACTGGACAATTAGGGCTTGGTAATAGCACATATTATTCATCACCCAAGCAAGTTGGTGCTCTAACTGCGTGGAGTAATTCAAGTTGTGGTTTGTATCACTCAATTTCCACTAAAACAGATGGAACTCTTTGGTCGTGGGGTAACAATAATTATGGACAACTTGGTTTAGGAGACACTACTAATCGAAATAGTCCTAATCAAGTTGGTAGTTTGACAACATGGCTTAGCACTTCTGCTGGCTCTTACCATACAGTAACAATTAAAACAACATGAACAAAAAACTGCACTTCCTCTCTGGCATTCCTCGTTCTGGCTCGACAGTCCTTGCGGCTATCCTGAACCAGAACCCAATGACTCATGTATCCACTACATCTGGGCTTGTCCACGCCCTTGATGGTTTGGCTAATACTTGGCACTCAGCGGGCTTACTAAACGAGAATGACCCTGAGAGAACTAAATTAGCGCAGACCATGCGAGGTGCTATTGATGCGTTCTATGAAGATACAGATAAACCTGTCATCATCGACAAGTCCCGTGGCTGGCCTATCGGTCAAATTATGGGCGCTATGTCACAGGTGCTAGGCCGTCAGCCTAAAATCATTGCTACTGTTCGTTCTGTTCCTGACTGTGCGGCATCTTTCATCCGTGTAGCCAAACCCACAGACCTAGACGAGTTCATGGCGACTGGTCAACTGATGGATCACCTCCGCGCCGCATACATCTCCCTCCAAAACGGCTACGAGTACGCACCAGAAAACTTCTTGTTTGTTGAATACGAAGACTTGTTAGCTGACCCCAAAGCTCAGTTAGCCCGTATCCATGAATTCTTGGGTCTGCCTGAGTTTGCCTACGACTTCAACAACATTGACGGCTCAACAGTAGCCGAAGATGACGAGAACTTGCACGGTCATGCAGGTATGCACGATGTCAAGCCTGTATTGGCACCGCAGCATAAACAAGACCCCCGCGATCTGCTGAAGCACCACTACTCAGCTTTCTGCCAGCCAGAGTTTTGGCTTGAGCGTCCACGCACAGTTCCTGAGTTGCATGACCTAGACCTACAGTTAGCCGCATCCACAATGGGTGACTTTGCTGAAGGCTGGAGACTAGCCCAGAAGTTAGAAGCAGACGAGCCAAACAATCACCGAGCCGCCTATAACCGTGGCTGGTACTACCTGCGTCAAGGTCAAATCCAAAAGGGCTACGGCTTGATGGACAGAGGACGGATCGTAGGTGTATTTGGTAACTCACGCCCTGATGTGCCTACACCCCAATGGGACGGCAAGACAAAGGGTACGGTCATGCTGTATCTGGAAGGTGGTCTGGGCGATCAGATTCACCAGATTCGCTATGCCAAACTGATTGCGGAGCGTGGCTGTAAGGTTGTTGTATCTTGTACAGGGCAACTGGCATCCTTGTTCCAAGGTGTAGAAGGCGTATCAGCCGTTGTTCAGCACGAGGCTACCTTTGGTATTTACCACGACTTCTTTGTGTCTGGAATGTCTGCTGTGGTTCCTCTAGGCTTAGAACTCCGTGACCTGTCTGGTGCGCCATACCTTGAGAAGCCAATGTCGATCAAAGGTCGCAAGAAACGCATTGGTCTGCGTTGGCAGGGCAACAGTAAATTCGAGCATGAGCACAATAAGAAATTCCCCTACGATCTGATGTTTGAAGCGGTAAAAGATGCTGATGCAGAATTTATTTCATTACAGCGGGATGAGGGCGTAGACGCTTGCCCAGCTTGGGTAAAACAAGTACCATTACAGTCATGGGAAGACACTCGCCAAGCGGTGGCTTCATGTGACTTGGTGATCTCAGCCTGTACCTCTGTCAGTCACTTGGCGGCGGCAATGGGCGTAGAAACTTGGGTGGTAACTCCGATCATGCCTTACTTCTTATATGCGATTGACGGTGATAAAACGCCGTACTACGACAGCATGAAGCTGGTTCGCCAAGAGGTGTATGGTGATTGGACTGCTCCGTTTGACAAGATCAAAGAGCGTGTTGGTTCTAAGCCAGCATTGAGGAGTGTAGCGTGAGCTTTAGATACGCCGCTGGGATAAACAAGCCGGGGTTTAACCCGCTTGGTGCTCAGACCACAACTTTCTTTTACAATTTGTACAGTTGGGGCGATAACCAATTTGGTCAACTTGGTTTGGGCAATATTACTAACTATTCCTCACCCAAGCAGGTTGGGTCATTAACTGAGTGGTTAACTATAGCTGGTAATCGTTATTATAATGCGGCTGTTAAAACCAATGGTACTTTATGGACTTGGGGCAGGAACAATTTTGGGCAGTTAGGTCACGGTAACACCACCAGCTATTCCTCTCCTAAACAGGTAGGCGCTCTTACTTCGTGGGCATCACTTGGTCTTGGTAGTGATTTCATGTTGGCTATTAAGACTGATGGAACATTGTGGTCGTGGGGAAGAAACCAAGACGGGGCGTTGGGATTAGGCAATTTAACTAATTACAATTCTCCCAAACAAGTTGGTGCATTAACTAATTGGTCAAAAGTAACTGCGGCAGATAGCTCCACTTTAGCTATTAAAACAGATGGAACACTTTGGGCTTGGGGCTTCAATTTATCTTATGGTCAATTAGGATTAGGTAATACAACTGGTTATTCTTCTCCTAAACAAGTCGGTGCATTAACTAATTGGTCGTTTGTTTCTGCTGGTGCTGTTTTTACTTCTGCAATTAAAACAGATGGAACATTGTGGGTTTGGGGTGGAAACTATGATGGTTTTTTAGGTTTAGGAAACACAACTTCGTACTCATCACCCAAGCAAGTTGGAGCATTAACCACTTGGCTTAACATAGCTTCTGGATATTGCACATTGGCAACCCAAACCAATGGCACATTATGGTCATGGGGAAGTAATTTGGTGGGAATTCTGGGTTTGGGAAATACAACCTATTATTCCAGCCCTAAACAAATTGGTGCTTTAACTACTTGGCTCAAAGTTCACACTAGACAAGGAATACTTTCTTCCTTTGCCATTAAGACAGATGGAACCCTGTGGGGTTGGGGTAGGAACAATCTTGGTCAGTTAGGACTTAATAACACAACAAATTATTCAAGCCCTAAACAAGTAGGTTCTTCTACTTGGAATGTAGTATCTGGCAGTAGTTTGGCGCTAGGATAAATCATGGCAACATCAGTCGTATCAGGCGTTCAATACTCAGGTATCTGGAACATCAGCAGTCAAGCCAATGCTAAGGCGGCGGGGACTTGGCCTGTGCCGCCGTATGCAAGTTTGTATAGCTGGGGCGGTAACGGTGCAGGCCAGCTTGGTTTAGGTGATACAACAAATCGTTCATCTCCTAACCAAGTGGGTTCTTTAACAACTTGGTTTGCAATTGGTTGCGGTAGCAATCACACCATAGCAGTTAAAACTGACGGTACTTTGTGGACTTGGGGTAATAACTATGGCGGTCAACTTGGCGTAGGTAATACAACTTTTTACTCATCTCCAAAACAAGTAGGCGCTTTGACGGCATGGTTAAATGTTGCGGGTGGTACATACCATACTTTATCAACTAAAACTGATGGAACTTTATGGGCATGGGGCGCTAATTCGTTTGGTCAGTTAGGTCTTGGAAATGTTACTTACTACTCTTCTCCCAAGCAAGTTGGCGCATTAACAACTTGGTTAAGTGTTGCGTGTGGTCGATACCACAGCATAGTTATTAAAACTGATGGCACACTGTGGACTTTTGGAAGAAATACACAAGGTCAATTAGGTTTAGGTGATGCCACCAACCGATCTAGTCCAGTGCAAGTAGGTTTACTCACTACTTGGCTTAAATCTGCGGGTGGGACTTATAACACAATAGCCGTTAAAACAGACGGGGCTTTATGGACTTGGGGCGGCAACAGCGCTGGTCAATTAGGTTTAGGCAACACAACAAATTACTCAAGTCCAAAACAAGTTGGTTCACTTACCACATGGCTTAAAGTCGCCAGTGGCACTTACCACAGTATGGCTACCAAAACTGATGGAGCTTTGTGGACTTGGGGAAATAATCAGTTTGGTCAATTAGGTACAGGGAATATTACTTATTATTCTTCTCCCAAACAGGTGGGCGCATTGACTACTTGGTTAAATATTGCAGGCGTTGGTCGAGCAACTGTAGCAACCAAAACAAATGGCACACTTTGGACATGGGGACATAATAATCAAGGTCAACTTGGTATTGGCAATACGACTAATTACTCTTCGCCAAAACAAGTTGGTTCACTTACCACATGGTTAAGTGTGGCGGGTGGGTTTTACCAAATGATCTCAAACGAAACTTAAACGCATAAAATAAACTTTTTTAACAAGGAGTCTTAAATGACACATTATGTACAGGTACTAAACGGCGAAATTCGTCAAGTCTGGGACACACCTCCCGCAGAAGGCGTAGGCAATAACGGCTGGCGCAACGCTGTGGAAGTTCGTCCTGCAATCACAGCACACCGTCAGGGCTACACTGCCCACCGCTTTGATCTGAACACTGATCCAGTGCAGATCATCTGGGACACATACGAAATCTCCGTGGCTGACCGCAAAAACGGTATGAAGTCCAACGCAGGTTTTGGATTCCAGCAAGTGGTGATGGAGCAGTCCCGCCTACAGCTTTCTCCTAACGCTAACGAGCAGTACGATGCCACAGCGGTAGAGACAGCGCGTCAGGCTATGTTGACCAAGCAAGCCGCTATTGATGCCGCTACGACTCACGACCAGCTTGACGCATTGCTGTGAAGATTTTGATTATGGGTCTGCCCGGTGCGGGTAAGACGACACTAGCAGAAGCTCTTGCAAGGGAGCTTCAGTGCGCTCACTTTAACGCTGATGAGATTAGGCGTGAGATCAACAAAGACTTAGGCTTTAGCGTAGCTGACCGTCTTGAGCAAGCCCGCCGCATGGGTGTGCTGTGTGACATCGTAAGCCGCCACGGTGCTTATGTCATTGCAGACTTTGTATGCCCTACGCCAGAAGCCCGTGAAGCATTCAATGCTGACTTTACGATCTGGGTAGACCGCATCCAAGAGGGTCGCTTTGAGGATACAAACAAGTTATTTGTACCCCCAGAAAAGTACGATGCGCGAATCAACGGCCCATGGGGAATGCAGTATTACGCTGAAGAACTGGCTCGTAGAATACAGCCGCGCCACAGACCATCCCTGTACAGCGTAGGATGATTGTCTTTACCAACGGATGCTTTGATGTGCTCCATCGGGGGCACGTTGAGTATCTGGAGAAATCCAAAGCGTTGGGTGATAGGCTAATCGTAGGTTTGAATTCAGATGAGTCTGTTCGGAAATTAAAGCCCGGCAGACCCATCAATTCTCAAGATGACCGCATGGCTGTG